AAACTACATGGTTCGTTGAAAGACATAGATATGCAAAAGCATATCAAAAAGCTTTTGACGCTGGAGAAATTAGTAAGATGCCTACGCCTAATGAAATTAAAGCAATGACTGCTCAGCTTGTTAGAAATAATGTTCCTAACTATGCTTACGTTGGAGACTTTGTAAAAAATTCTAGAGTATTACCTTTTGGTAATTTCATGTCTTTCCCTTCAGAAATGATCCGAACGACAGGGAATATAGCTGAAACTGTTGTTAAGGAACTAAAACATTCTAGACCCGTACGAGGAAGTGATGTAGCTCCAGTTGTTTATGAAATAGGAAAAGGATTTGTTAAAAATAATAATCCTCTTTATAGAATTGGACTCATGAGAGCAGCTGGTATGGCGACTACTTTAACGGTAGTTCCTACCGCAATAGTGGAGGGAGCTAAAGCTTTATATGATGTAAGTGAAGATGAAATTAATGCTTTAAGAAGATTTGTTCCTGAATGGTCTAAAAATTCTACACTCGTTCCAATACGAGATGACAAAACAGGAGAATTAAAGTACATGGATTTCAGTCATACCAATGCGTACGATGTAATTGCACGACCATTTCGAACTCTCTTTAATAATATTAACGAAGGAACGCAAGATGGAGAGACTCTTCTAACAGGATTTGTAAACGGACTTGATGATGCAGGAGCAGAATTAATGAATCCATTTATTTCTGAATCTATTTGGACTGAAGCAATTGCAGATATTACATATAGAAGAGGAAGAACTAAAGACGGAAGACTACTTTATACTGATCAAACTTCATCTGGTGATAAAGCCAAGATTAAAATAATGCATGCTATTGAAGCATTAGCACCTTCTTATAAACAGTTCCAAAGATTAGGACAGACTGCTTTTGATAAACCAACTAAAAGAGGAAAATATTTAGACACGAGTACGTTGGGAATTAATGACCAGGTATTAGGATTGATGGGATTAAGACCAATATCTGTGGATCCTATAGATGCAATGGGCTTTAAAATCTCAGGTTTCCAACAAGGAATTAGAAATGCAAGAAGAGAATTTACTGGAGGCTTCTTTGGATTATTAAGAGGAGGCTCTATCTCATCTAATGATATTATTACAAGATATATTGCTTCCAACAAAGCCAGATTCGATGTTCAAAAAGAAATGTTTAAAGACTTAGAAGCAGCAGGTATTTTAGGGACTAACAACGTCAAGCTATTAAGAGAATTTAAAGCCAGACAACTCAGCCCGATTACATTTAATAATTTAAAAAAAGGTAAGTTTATGCCTTACTATCCTTCAAGAGATATCATCGCTCGGTTCCGAGAAATTGCTATGAACTTAGGGGAACCTAATGCCTATGCACAGGCAGCCTCTAGTCTAAGAGCTTTAGAACGTAACTATAAAAACAACTTTAATCTAGCCGAAGGTTATTCTACAGGAGGAGCAGTAGATGGTATTAAAACTGAAAATGCAATCTCTGAAGCACTGCCAGTGATCGCAGCTATTAAGGCTGAATTAAATACTTTAAATTTAAATGATGAATTTGACGTGGATGTTAATGATTATGTAGTACAAGAAACCGAAGAAATTGCTACACCACCATTACCTCCTCAGGTAACTTCAGCGATGCCCAACCCTCAAACTATTACGGAGGGTCAAGCGATGGAGGCATCTCAGACCAATTTATTAGCTAGTGGATTGACACCAACTGAAGAGGCTTATTTAACAAATGAAGAAAAAATTATGAAAAGAAAACAAAGAGGCACAATAACATAATGGAAATCAAACCCAAAAGTACTAGAGAACATATCATTTCCCTATATGGTCACATCAAAGGACTTAAAAAATCACAGTATCATATGCACAACGGTATTCATGAATTGGGTGGCAAGATAGATAAAATCTATTGGGTATTATTAGGTACAGTGGGGGCTGTATCCTTAGTTCTTCTGGAAAGGGTGCTAGATATCAAGGGGTTTATATTTTAAATCCAGGCTTTCAATTCTTCACCCATAATTTGGGTAGCAATATTTACTTTCTTTCTTAAAGCTTTTACAATTCTATCATCAACTGTATCTTCAGAAATTAAATCAATATAAGTCATAGGTTTTGTCTGACCTATTCTATCTATTCTTGCTTCCGACTGTTGACGTTTTTCTAAATCATATCCATTAGAAAAATAAATCATTGTACTTGCAGCGGTTAAAGTTATTCCATACCCACCAGTCTGTGTAGTTCCAACAAAGAATCTACATTTAGGATCTTCTTGGAATCTTTTAATATGTCCTTGTCTTTCATTATCCGGGGTCAACCCATAATAGTCAACCGTTGATTCTTCTCCATATTCTTTTACTAAATTTTTTATTATGCGTTGTACATCTTTTTGATAATGAGACCAAATAACAACCTTACCTTCTACTTCATCAATTAAATCCATCAACTCATCTACTCTATTAGAGGGTAGTTCTTGAACGCTTCCATCATCAGCTGTAAAATGGCCACAAGTAATTTGATGCAGTCTCATCAATTGAACTATAACTGTATTTGTAGAAACTACTTTTCCATTTAAATGCGCAATGGCATTTTGTTTCATTTGTCTATAAACTTTTTGTTGGTCAGGCGTCATAGTGATATGACGTTTCATAAATGTTTTCTTAGGTAAATCTAAACAATCATCTTTTAAAACCCTATACGAAAAAGGTTTAAGCTTATCCGATAATTCACCAAGGTGTTGGTAGCCAACCACAACACTAATTGAACGGGAGCCTATATTAATAGTTTTCATAACGGCATAGCGAGCTCTAAAAGTATAATAAGAGTTATGCCCCAGGAGCCAGGAATCAAGAAACTCACATTGAGAATACAAATCTATAGGTGATTTAGTAACCGGAGACCCAGTTAAAATTCTTCTGTACTTAGAATGCGGAGCTAATTTCAAAATATTTTTTGTACGTTTAGTATTATGTGTTTTTATAGTAGTAGATTCATCCACTGCTATCATTGCTTTGTGACACGATAAGAATTTATAAGCGAACTCTAGACCTTTATCATAAGACAAAGCCTCTACATTCATAAGTAAAATATGAAAGTCCGTCCCAGTATCAAATAGAGTATTTAGTTTCTTTTTATATTCAATAGAAATGTCAGAAGTTTTCCAGAGAACGACTTTCTTTTCAATATGATCTGCCATATGAATAGGTATTTCATTTTCATACCATGTCTTATAAACTCCTTTAGGGGCTATTAATAATAGCCCATTTATAAGGCCTTTATCATAAAGCATCGAAGCATTATCTATTAATACCTTAGATTTTCCTGTACCCATTTCCATAAAATAGGCAAAGACTTCTTTGTCCCAAGACATTTTTAATGCCTTAAGTTGATGCTCATATGGCTTAGTCTTAAATTTGTAAAACATAACTTGCTCTTCTTTCTGAAAATAGTATATATATAATGAAAGAAAAAAGTCAATGAGTAAAGTTTATTTAATTCAAGAAATACCAGGTACCACACAAGGTCAGCCTAAATATAATATCTTAGGGGCCCAGAAATATGGCGAAATTGTGACCCTCTTGCCAGAATATTCACAAATGATTTTATCTCCAGGACCTTTAATTCAAAAACTAAGAACTCTTTTAAAAAATATTACCTCTGAAGACTATCTTTTATTATCAGGAGATCCAGCTATTATTGGCGTAACCTGCTCCATTGTGTCCGATCTTACTAATGGTCAGTACAAATTATTAAAGTGGGACCGTCAAGAAAAAACCTATTATCCCATAGAAGTAAATATTTTTCAAAAATAGTATTGACACTCTAGAAATCTCCTATATATAAGTTAATGTAAATTAAATTTAAATTACTAAACTAACATAGGAAAGAACATGAGTATAAATCTAAGACAAGACGCCCCGTCACAAAGTGACATAATTAATCCAGAAGAATTATCTGTAGAGATAGAAAAATTACAGAGTATTCATAAGAATCTGGAACAAAAAGACAAAGAAATAAAAGAACTTAAAGAAGATGAAAAAATTCAATCCGGGATTGTAATCCCTCAAATAATGGAACGAATGAATTTGAGTACATTAAAACTTAGAGATGGTTCAGAAGTTTCTGTTAAACAAATTTATGGTGCTTCAATTAAAGCTGATAAAAAAGCTGAAGCAATTAGCTGGCTTCGAGAAAACGAACTAGGGGATATTGTGAAGAATGAAATCACAGTAGCCTTTGGTCGTAACGAAGACAACAAGGCGCAGCAATACGCTACCCTTGCAAGAGGTCAGGGGTATGAACCTCAACAAAAAGTTGCAGTTCATGCCTCGACCCTCCGATTAACTTTGGAAGAACGACATAAAAAAGGTGGAGAAATTCCAGACGAATTTTTTCATACTTTTGAAGGCGCTCAAACAAAACTAAAAGGTAAAAAATAGACTACTAAACTAATAAACTAATAGGAGGATATATGAATAGTCAAGTCGAAAAAAGAAACAGCAGTTCTCTTGCTGTAGTTAATCTAAGAGAAGATTCTGGAAAAGGAACCGAAGAAATAAGACAAGAGGATGTATCAACACCTCTTTTAAAAATTCTTCATCAACTTTCACCAGAGTGTAATGAAAGAGATCCAAAATATGTAGAAGGATCTAAGCCAGGAATGATATTAGGAACCGGTATCGGAAAAGCTCTCATTGATGGTAATGAAGGTTTAAATCTTGTAGTTGCCCACGCACAAACTAGATTTCCTGAATGGCAAGAAAGAGGAGACAGTGCGTCAGCACCAGTTGGAACTCATGTAAATATTCCAGAAGATGCAGTTGAGGAACGGAGTGGTAGATATAGATTACCTAATGGCAACTATGTGGAAAAAACTGCATATTTTTATGTAGTAGTTGTAATGGGTGAGGAATATAGACCAGCCGTTATTCCAATGAGGTCATCAAATCTTTCTCCAGCGAGAGAATTAAATAATTTAATTACCAATTTAAGAATAACTGATGCTAAAGGAACATTCCAACCTGCAGCTTACTCTGCTTTATTCAACTTAAAAACAGTTGGTAAAACAGTGGGAAGTAAAAGTTGGCATGTATACAGACCATCTAAAGTTAGAATGTTAGATACATCGAAGCAAAAAGATGGAGACTTATATAGAGCTGCTTCCGAGTTACAAAAAACTGTAGTAAAGGGAAGTGCTAAACCTAAGTACGATAAACCTAAGTCAACAGAAGGAATTGTCTAATTCCTCATATTTCTCATAATCATATGAGGATGTTGTCGATGCGGGGGCGCTGAAGCGAGAGTGGAGGCGCCTCTAAAACTTATGGAGAAAGAATTTATAAAATATTTTACAGGGCTAAAACGTAATTATGGATACTGCAACGTAAGTAAAGGATACAAGGACGAAGCTGGAAAAATAAGATTTGATCCAAAAGATTATGGGTGGGCTAGGCGTCCAATAAATGATCAAGATTATATTGACCATCTAAATGGAAAAAAATCTATTGGTATTCAACCCTGTGATGATGACGGCTTAGCTATTTTTGGTGCTATAGATATTGACCCTAAGAATTACACCGATTTTAAACCAGAAAAATATTTAAAAATAATAGAAGAAAAAGAACTACCAGTTATACCCATTAAATCTAAAAGTGGGGGACTTCATATATATGTATTTACACAAGAGAGAATTAAAGCAAGTGATATTAGACAATTTTTAGACAGCTTATTATTTATTTTTAGTCTCCCGGCAAAGACAGAAATTTATCCTAAACAAACATCACTAGAAACTACGGAAGGAAAACGATCTTCAGGTAACTTTATTAATATTCCTTACTATAATAGTAATGATCGTGTAGCGGTAGACACTAGTAATAATGAGCTGACATTTGAAACTTTTATGAAGGCCGTAGAACTTAATGTACAAACAGCTAAGACTCTTAATGATTTTGGAGCTACTCTTATTCAAAGAGCTTTAAAAAACGAGTCCCCAGAATTTAAAGATGGACCTCCTTGTTTAGGAATTATATGTGGGGGTCTGGAAAAAAATAATACTAAACTTGATGATGAACGAGATAGATTTTTATATAACTATATGGTCTTTGCTAAAAAGAAATATTCTGATAGCTGGGAAAAAAAAGTTGAAGACGCCGGAAGAAAGTATCTGCAATATGACAACACCTGGGGGGACAAAAAAGTTCTACAAAAAATAAAAGATTGGAAAGGAAATACTGCAGGCTATCTATGTCATGAAGAACCTATCCAAAGTCACTGTTTTAAACCCACATGTCTGCGTAGAAAGTTTGGGGTAAGTAAGCAATCAAATTTAGAGTGGCCAGAAATTATTAGTATTACTAAAATAGACTATCGTCCCAAACCCAAATTTGATTTAAGTGTTAAACTTCCTACTGGTAAAATAAAAATAGTGCGGGCAGAAAGCACTAAACAAGCAATGCTACAAGAAGAATTAAGAGTATTAATTGCGGGAGCCACTGCAATACTTCCCCCCATACTTACAAAAAAAGAATTTCAGGGTATGATGGGTATGGTGTGGCCACAAATGAATACAGAAACACCTGATCCAGACTCTCAGCCGGCAGGGATTTTATTTAGACTAACTAAAGATTTTTTAAATAATACAAAAGCAAACACATACAATGCATTTAAAACTGGGTCAGTTTTAATAGAAAACGAAAAAGCTTATTTTTTATTTAATAAATACTATGAGGATTTAAAAACTCATGAGTGGAAAATAGGTGAAGCAGAGACTCGCACCATGATTTGCGATATATTTAAAGCTATCAACGTTCAAAAAAGAATATTTAAATCCAATATTGTGAGATGCATAGAGCTTGACATGAAACCCTTTGAACAAGACGAACCGCCAAAAGAAATACTAGAGTTTGAAGATAAAAATGACATTGTATAAATTTTATGGACCTCCAGGAACCGGCAAGACTCATAGATTAATTAGTAGGGTGAAAGCTTATGCTCGTACCGGAGTGCCACTGTATAAAATAGGATACTTTGCATTTACTCGTAAAGCTGCAGCAGAAGCACGTGAAAGAATTGGAGTCAACAGAAAAGAGATTCCTTATTTTCAAACTCTTCATTCATTTGCCTATCATAAATTAGGATTACAAGAAGAAAATATAATGCAACCCTATCACTATGAGGAACTGGGAAAAAAATTAGGGATTAAAGTAAACTATGTGGATAAATTTAATGAGGAAGAAACTAATTTTTTAAGTTGTAATGATCCTTATTTTCAAATGATTGGTCGAGCAATGAATAGGGATGTAACGATCAGAGAAGAATTTGATCGTAATGAACATGATAGAAGAGCAATAGAATGGGGAACACTAGAACATATTTATGATAATTATTTAAAATACAAAGAGAAAAGTAAACTTTATGATTTCAATGATATTATAACCATGGTTTCTCAGAAAGAACTGCCTACCTTTGAAGCTATTTTTATTGACGAAGCCCAGGACTTGTCTCCCTTACAATGGAAATTATTTGATGAGCTTAAAAAATATACTAAGGATATGTATTTAGCTGGCGATGATGACCAGGCTATTTTTGCATGGGCTGGCGCCGATGTTAATAGATTCATTAATGAAAAGCCAGACAAGGAAAGAGTCCTAAAATATTCTAAAAGAATTTCTAAAGCTATTCAGGAGCAATCTGAAATACCATTGAGTCGTATATCAGGCCTCAGGAAACAAAAAGTTTATCTTCCTAGGAATGTAGAGGGGTCTTCTCAATACATTACTGACCTTAGTCAAGTAGATTTATCTAAAGACAAATGGTTAATTTTAGCTAGGAGAAAAGATATTCTCCTTAACCTAATGAAAGAGTTAGTAAAAAGAAATTTATATTTTGAAACTAAAAAAGGAAAAAGTTTTAAAGTAAGATTGTACAAAGCAGCTGTAAGTTATACTCGATGGACAATGGGAGAAGTTCTAGAGACACATGAAATAAAAGACATTCAAGATTTTATTCTGGATGGAAAATGGAATATTAAACAACAATGGTATGATGCTTTTACAAAAGCAGGTGATAAAGAAGTAACTTACATTAGAAATATGTTAGAGAAGAATGAAAAATTAACAGAGAAGGCTAGAATTTTTCTATCAACTATTCATGCTATAAAAGGAGGAGAGGAAGACAATGTAATTTTAAGTCTAGAGTTAGGTGATAAAATTATTAAAGCTATGAGAAGAAGTAGGGACAAAGCTGATGAAGAGCATAGAGTATGGTATGTAGGAACAACAAGAGCAAAAAATAATTTATATAAACTAAAAGCAAAGATAGCTAGGAAGGGTTATTCACTATGAGCAAAGCTTATGATAAACAAATCGGGGGATCACACTATCAAAAATTTAAAATTCAACCAAGTAAATTTGTAATTGAAAACGAGTTGCTTTATCCCGAAGGATGCGTTATAAAATATATCTTGAGACACAGGTTGAAAGGAAAGAGACAAGATTTAGAAAAAGCAATTCACTTTATAGAAATGATTATTGAAAGAGATTACAAATGATACTACCTCAAACTGAATGGGTTGCTCACACTGAGTATCCTGATTTACGATCATTTAACGAAATAGCAATTGACCTAGAGACACGAGATCCTTCTTTAAAATCAAAGGGTTCCGGAGTTCTGAGAAATGAAGGAGAAATTGTAGGCATCGCAGTTGCGGTTCCAACAGGCTCCTGGTATTTTCCTATTGCTCACGGAGAAGGTCCCAATTCAAATCGCGTAAAAACTTTAGAGTGGTTTAAAGATATTCTGGAATCTCCTGCTGATAAAATTTTTCACAATGCAATGTACGATGTCTGTTGGATAAAAAAATTAGGTTTTAAAATTAATGGTTTAATATTAGATACCATGATTGCTTCGTCACTGATTGATGAGAATAGATTTTCATATACTCTTAATACTTTATCCTGGCATCATTTAAATAAAGGAAAGAGTGAAGCATTATTAAGTAAAGCTGCTAAAGAAAGAGGGTTAGATCCTAAAAAAGATATGTGGAAACTTCCAGCAATGGAAGTAGGAGCTTATGCCGAGAAAGATGCCGAGCTCACTCTAGAACTATGGCAAAAGTTAAAAAAAATAATTGTTGAAGAAGATTTACAGGATATATTTAATTTGGAGACTGATCTTTTTCCCTGTCTGGTTGACATGAGATTTCTTGGAGTGAGAGTGGACGTTCAAAGAGCTCATGAATTGAAACGACAGCTAACATTACAAGAAGAAATGTTACTCCACAAAATAAAAAAAGAAACAGGAATAGATGTTCAATTATGGGCAGCAGCATCGATTGCCAAAGTTTTTGACAAGCTGCACCTAGAATACGACCGTACTGAAAAGACAAACTCTCCTTCATTTACAAAAAATTTCCTTTCTACTTGTGAACATCCTTTAGTTAAGATGATAGCAGAAGCTAGAAAAATAAACAAGGTTAACACTACCTTTATAGATACCATTTTAGATCATGAATACTGTGGAAGAATTCATGCAGATATTAATCAGATAAGATCGGATGAAGGTGGAACAGTGACGGGAAGATTTAGTTATTCTCATCCGAACCTTCAACAAATTCCTGCACGCGATCCTGATTTAGGCCCCAAGATTAGATCATTATTTTTACCAGAAAAAGAATGCACGTGGGGTTGTTTTGATTACTCGCAACAAGAACCAAGACTTGTTACACATTACGCCTTAAAATTTAAATTAGCTTCTGTTAATCCTATTGCGGACTCTTATGATACTGATCCAAGCACAGACTTTCATCAAATAGTAGCGGACTTGGCTAAGATTCCTAGACACCAAGCTAAAACAATTAACTTAGGTTTATTTTATGGAATGGGTAAAGCAAAACTCCAAGCAGAGTTAGGTGTATCTAAAGAAAAAGCTACGGAATTATTTAATAAATATCATCTTAAAGTTCCTTTTGTAAAACAACTGACTAATCAAGTCATGAATATTTCCCAGGACAAAGGAAAAATAAAAACATTGTTAAAAAGGTATTGTAGATTTCCTAAATATGAACCCATCCTTCGAGGACATGACTGGGGAAAATATGTTCGACCGGAAGACAGAGAAAGAATGTTAGAACTGCAAGAAATGGGCGAATTTTTAAAAGACGAAGATGGAAAAATTCTAAAAACATCTGAAGGAAAATCTGAAAAAAATTATTGGCATAAAAATACTTTTCGAAGAGCCTTTACTTACAAAGCCTTAAATAAACTAATTCAAGGATCAGCGGCGGATATGACCAAGAAGGCTATGTTAGAACTATATAAAGAAGGTATTATTCCTCACATACAAGTTCACGATGAATTAGATATTTCCGTAAAAAGTGATACCCAGGCAGAACAAATAATAGAGATTATGAAAGATGCAGTAGACCTTGAAGTTCCTAATAAAGTAGACTATGAATCCGGACCAAATTGGGGTACAATAAAATGACCTATAGCTTTAAAAATCATGATAAAGCAGATGTCACAAATTTAATTATGGCTATCAATCTTCTAGGCGAAAATCTAGTGGGTCTAGAACTAGGTGTTTTTCAAGGTTCAAGTTTGATGACTATCCTTCATAACTGCAGTATAAAAAAATTATATGGTGTAGATCACTGGAAGGGCTACACTGATTATCTAAGCAGAGAACCAAATTATCAACCTGTATATACGGTGTCCGATGAAGATTCGGAATATAATAAACTGACTGCTCTTCATAGAATTAAGCATTCAGGGATGAAAGATAAAGTTACTATAATTGAAGCGGATTCTCTAGAGGCTGTGAAAAAAATAAAAGATAAAAGTTTAGATTTTATATTTTTTGACGCGATGATGGACGAGGATCAAACTTACAATGAAGCTCTAGCTTATTATCCTAAAATAAAATCGGGGGGATATTTTATGGGGGATGATGCTTTTTGTAAGGAACAAGTCATTATGCCTTTGACCCGAGTATTAAAACACTATAAAAATGTAAACTCAATCGTCACATATGGGCGTTGTTTTATGTTTAAAATATAGATATAATAAACTAAAAATAGGAGAAAACTATGAACAAAGTAAAACAAGTATGGGCACTAGCACAAGCTCATCCAAAGGTAGCTATCGCTACAGTGGTAGTAATCGTTGCTATATATTTTTTAGTAAACTAGGAAATATATGAGGTATGGCCTATCTAAATGCAAACATTCCTGTGATGTATTCACAGATCAGGAGAGAGTATCTCTATGATCTTAAAGATCATCATGGAGAAGTTGAAGACTGCATTATATTTGGCCTGGCGTCTATTACAGGACGTCCGATCCTCTTTCATGCTATTATGGAGAACGGTGCTGTGTTCTATCGTCTCCCTATTTCGGCCTTCATTCAACGAGGATTCAAAGCAGCCGACGTTCCTCGGATGCGACTGGACGAGTTGGAGCTTTGGAATTGTTTCAGTTATTATCCTGCTGTCACTTCTTTTGATATCCTAGATGCACAGTCTGGAAAGTTTTTTGGAAAAGATAAGAAAACCCACCCGGGGGCATATCTTTTTACAGTTGACTGGGCTCATCCAGAGAGTAATATAGTAGATACAGATCATTCTGAAATACCGCATGAACATAAGTGCGCTCACATCTTGGCATTAGAAGATGGAAATTATGCTGCGCAACCTAACAATCGTATCCTTTGGGATATCCCTTCGTTCACAGTAAAAGACGAAGTACCAGATTGGAAGGTTCAAACTTCAGAATGGAATGTAGAAGACACAGGTAAATGGAAAACGGAGGATACCGATAGGTTCTTCTATGATATTGAGGAAACCAAAGATGAAGAAGAGGAAAAATATTTAGCTGACGAAAAAGCCATGGCTGACTATGCAGACTCTTTTAAGGAGAAAAATGACTGAACGATTTTGTAAAAAATGTAATAAAATGTGCCACTGTACACAAGCAGGCAGTGAAAATGAATGCACCAACTGTGAGTGTAATGGTAGAGAAGAAGACTCTACGTATGAAGGTGGTGGTGTGATAATCGACGACACAGGAGAATGTGAATCATGTCAATGAAAAAATTATATTTATTGTTAGCTTTATTATTTGCCTTGAGCGCCTGCTCAGTTGGGCAAAAATGTACCTACACTCAAGATGGAACTAAAATTTCATCATGGCTATGGATATTTAATAAAGGTGAACAACCTATTGATGTAGATAAAAACAATTGTAACTAATATGCATGATAAAGTTATTACTGCGCTGTTGGCTATTCTCATCGCCCTTGGAGGATGGACGCTTTCGCGTACCTTCAGCCTGTCGCAGGATATGGTTCTTATTAAAGAAAAGGTAT